TTTCATGATGGCCTGCATATATCCATGAAACTCTTTAAACCAATATTTCTTGGCCACAGTATGCTCATGAACAGTTCCGTAAAAAACAGATTTAGGCCAGGTCGAATAAATAAAGGCGCCATCATCTTTTGCATTGTACGGTCTTACTATGACTTGCGACATTTTATTCCCTGCCTTAGACGCTTAGTGATTTCGGTAACCACCCAGCGTTTGCATCTCCGTTTATTCCCCAAAATATTCACAATTTGTCGACTACTATATCCTTCGATATGAAGAGCCCAAATGGCCTTTTCTTTTTCATTTTTAAATTCGTAAGAATAAAGAAGTTGCTTGCCTTGTTCATAATAATCTACCGCTAGGCGTCTTTTAACTTCTGTCATGTAACCAAATCGAAAGCTATGCCAAGAAATAAGTGGTCTGTCCGGATGAGAGGTGTCTTCGATATCTTCAAAGCCAGATTCTCGAAGCTTCTCATACCAAACAGATTCAAGCTCCTTGAGTACTTTCGGATGCCGCAATAGGCGCTCCTGCGATTGGTGTAACATTTGCCTTTGGTTCATCTGGAAATAGTTTATCAAGTGCTTCTCTCGCTTTAACGGAACCTTCTCTCGCTGCTTTTTCTAATTCATCTCGCGCCTGCTGATTGTTTGGCTCTGTGGTAAGCATATCAGTAAGCTGATTGATCTGGGACTCATGTTGAAGCAAATTCACTTTATGGGTGCAAACGTTGTAAGCCATATTGCGAATTACGGAACCAGCCAGATATTCAATTGGGCACTTTAAAGTATCGCTTGGTAAATGACGAATAGCGGTAGATATACATACTGCCGCATGTTGGCGATTAGTGAGGCAATAATCATCCATAACCATATCGATGATATTTTCTAAATCTTCTTCTGTGCGGGGAAGATCAATTAGAATGGGGGCCGGCTTTTTATTGAAAAAATTAAACATTGGCCACCTGCTCTGCGCTTGATTCGGGTGTTTTTTGTTCAGTTTGAGCTGGCTCAGATGGTTTTGCAATAGTTTTTGCTTTGGCCGCATATTCTATGTTTAAAGCGTCGGCTTGCTTATAAAGGCCATCGAGAATTTTTTCTTCTTTTTCGATATTTGCTTTTGTGACGCGAATTCCGTGTTTCATCATACCAATCCGAAAACAGGTATTATTATATTCCGTCTGCACGACCTCGAGAGTTCTAATTTTTTTAATTTGAGGATTTTGTGGACCACGTTTAGCCATGTGTTTCTCCTTTTTCTGCTAAGTGAATTCAGAGAATGGCATGAATATTTTTAAATGCAAGTCACGATGCTTCTTCTTCCGCGTTTTTTATTCCTTTGATGCTGGACGTCTTTATGATTTCGCTAATTTTAGCTGAATATTTTTTGGCCAACTCTTCAGTGGGCAATATTTTTGTGTAGCCGAGATCTTCGCGAGGACTAATTTTTTCCGATTCTACCGCAGCTCCTTCGATACGTTCTGCGCAAGCCAAGAGAAACATTTGGACGGTATATTTTTTCTTACGAAACTCTTTGATCTCTTTTTCGGTAAAAACGGGAAGATCGAGAAATATTTTTTCTGGATGATTACCAATCCAGTACCAACGATTTGTATTTGGGACTTTCTCTTTTTGCATAACGCACTCGCTTGTTATATTACCAGTATAACAACGTTATATAATAATGCTATTCCCCCCTACCTAAGGGAATGGGTTTATGGCCCGGAACTGCTTGGGAATTGATAGGCTACGAACTAAACAGAATGCATGATTCCGCTTAGTACGGGGCCTATCTTGCTGGTCCGGCTTACGTCCAGCGTGGTTTACCCGTTACAGTCCTTTGGTTCAAAAAACCTTCTATTCCTTTCGGAACAAGGCACCCATGCAGAGCCTATATCTTTCCACAATTCCCCCTCAAAGCTCTTCCTTACTGGTTAAACTTTGCCATATTCAATTAGCTGCTCATCATTCTGAAAGCCGGCTAATTTAAGGTAAATCGGCATGAATCCCTAGCCACGGTAGTAGCGTTTTTATCGGTCTTAGTTTACGAGTGAAGTCCCGAAAGATTCTCGGGCATTGACAGAAAAGGTTTTTTATATAATTATAACCTTATTCTGTATGCCAATACTGAATATACCCAGCGGTGAGACTAAACATCAATCCGCTGCGCGTCTAAACTTAGATTAAAATAGTGACTTACAATTTTTAATTATTTCTATTTGTCTTTTGCTTTTCTTGCGAATATCGAGAACACGACGAATGGTGTAATCAATGCCATCGTCTTTTAGATGCCTAGTAATTATCGGGATTTTTATTTCTTTCCAAGGGCGACCATATTGATGCTTAAGAACGGATGCTTCGGGTAAAACAAGATATTTCCCATATAAGGGATAATTAGAATAAAAATGCCCAATACATTTTTTACCATCCCAAAGTTCATAGTTAAATCCTTTAAGCATTTATTTAGTCCTAGTATTTATTTTACCGTCAAAGGATCTAGTTTTTTTAGGCTGCATGCCACCGATATAATTTAAATCAGCAGCCCATTTCTTGTCGGGTTTTCGCATAAAAGAATGGCATTTATCACACAAACGCCGCTCGATTCTAAAAACGATAAGCTCATCGCAACGCAAGCATTCTACTTTTCTTTTCATAAAAGGCCCAACTCCGCTGCTAAATTTTTAGCAATCCAATCAATATTTTGAACAATTGTTTGTGGACCAGAAGAAAATGATCGAATAGAAATTACCTTATCTAAAGCAGCTTGCAATTGAGTGAAAGTGATATCAATTTTCTTTTCTTCGATCTCCCAATCATCAGCGAGAATATCTGTTTGTGTATAAAAAGAACTAATATCTTCTCTATTTATTTGCCACGAGTTCTTTGGCCAATTCGGACGCCTAAAACGCTGCTTTGATTTAATGGCCTCAATAATATTCATGCTAGATTCAACTCCTCTGCTAATAATTGAGAGGCCACACAAAATGATTCAAACCAAACTTCTATACAACCATCCATAGGAAATCCATATAGCGCCCATTCTCCTAAAGCGTAATATGCCGAACCAATTAAATAATAATCTTCTTTGTTATTCATCTGAATCCCATTACTTTTAGCATTGTAGCCACTCCCGGTTGTTTATCGACCCAATCCTCCACCCAATCTCCGTCATTTTCATAGCCACCTTTTTCGTAAAGATTTGAACAGCCTATTAAATAAGAATCGAGCGCATTGTGCTCAATTTCACAACCAAATCCATGATAAGCCTGGCAAAAATACATTATATGGGGAATATCCCAAACCCAACCTGGACTTTTTAAATTAAAATTCCATCCCTTTATATGATCTTCGAGAGCCGCGATTGCAGCCTCTTCCCAAGTATATGGCGGAGGAAGGGGGGCCATTATTCCTTTCGGAACATGAAAAGTATCGCCCTCTAAAGAGTCTCCATTTGCGAGATGGCAACTGAAATCGAAATCAGACTCTCGCATACAAAGAAGGCCCGGGACTTCGGGCGGCATGCCAGGGAAGTGATTGGCAGTCTCCTTAAATTTATCTAAATTCGTTTTGTAAATTTGAATTTTGCTATTTATTAGCGCGAGCTTTCCTACCGACGGAATAAGCTCATTGTATATACCAGCATATTTTTCGATTCTATCCATTGCCCATCTCCCAGTGGGTAAGGCTTATTAGAATGAAATAGTTTTGTCAATCACATTAATGAAGATCGCGGAACGTAAGTATTTGAGCCCAAAGCTATTGAAGTTTCTTGCCAGATTTTCACACCAGCTATAGTTGTAACACCCGCACGGGCAGCGGCTAAAACGGCTTTTTCATTTAGCGTAACAATAAGAAATTCTTTTGGAACTTGGCTTAAATCAACTGCTTCGCATTTCCAAGTTTTGCGAGCGTTTTTAATACCTTGTTCTTCGATATCGTATTTTTTTGCAAGCGCTTCATTTTTTTGAACTGCAAGTTCTTCTTTTGCTTTTGTTTCAAGCGCGGTCAATTCTTCAGGAGAAGCACCAAAAACAGCTGCCGCATCTAGCTCGTTTTCTTGTTTAGCCTTTAGTTCAGCTTCTTTTTTTAATCGCTCTTCTTCAGCTTTTTTATGAGCGATTTGTCGAAGCTTTTCTTGCTCAATTTCAAAACTAGTTAATTGTTTTTTTACATGATTTTCGGCATTGATAAGAGGGAAAGCGATATCTTTTGCATAATCATTGATAGCTTTAACCTGTTTGTTCAATGGCTCTACAAGGGATTTTCGAGTAGTTTCTATTTTTTTCAGGAATTCTTTGATCTGCTTTCCGACACCGATTGCCTGCTGGGCTGAAACAAATTCAGTTACAGTCAAATCTGCAATCGGAGAAACAAGCATGGTTATATCGGACTTGAGCTCATCAAAGGCTATTATTTTCTGTTGGTTCTTCAAACAGTTGTTTTCCTTTCTCTTTTAATACTAATTCTCCATGAAGTTGATCCAAAAAATCTTCCATTTGATCAATTGTCATTTCAGTTGGCATACAACCAAATTCTTCAGTGGCCCATTTAGCGAGCTCTGCTTTTCCCAATTCAAGTTCTTTGGCTGTCGTCATAATTTTTTTGCCAAGCTCTAAGCGCTCATTTAAAACAGCATCTTCTTTTTTCGGTTCTACCGGAATAGTTAAAACCTCACCATCCTCATTTACATCTGCTCCAAGCTCTTCTGGAATATAGGAGCAACCCATGATTAGATCCGGAAAAATCGCTCGTCCCACAATTGAAATCGCACGCGCGCGAAGCATTGCAGCGGGATAGTTCCGCCAAGAATCTTTATTTAAAAGCCCTGCTTGTTTGGCTTCTTCAATCGTATATGAAAATTTAGCCGCCTTATGACCGGGGCGACTTGCTTCGATTTCGCAGATTTTTGAATCATTTTTCAGGTAATTAATTATTGCGCCGGGACAATTTTTATATATAAGAGAAAGCATAAGCTCTGAAGAAATTGTGGGCTTCCCTTGAACGATATGAATATGGCTAAAGGCATGCATGGGTGGAATGCCAAGCTCACGTCCTTTTAGCGCTATAGCAATTGCCTTCTCCGCCGTGTCAATGGCTTTGGGTAATAGTCCGGTTCGAACCACCATAGAAGCCTGTTCCTTGAGCATTGTCCATTCGCCAATAGAGGGCATTAATGAAACGTCTTTTGATTTGCTCATATATTCTCCAAATTCTGTCGCTTTTATACACAAACTGACTTATTGCGTCAACAATTAAAATACTAGTATTACAATACCAGTTTATTCAAAATGGCCTGCTCGATTTCCGGACGCCAAAACTCGGGAATATTTTCATCATTATAGGAAGGCTTTTCGATATCGGTTTCGAGGAAAATATTGAATTTAACGTCCTCAAGATAGGTTCGTTTATAATCATGCATATCGGAGCCTATATAGGCCCTGAAATGGACAAATACTTCAACCTGAGGGCCATTGGGCAGAGTTAGAAAAAAATCGAGACATCTATATTTCAATTTCATAATACTAATATACTATTCTTGACTATTGCTGTCAACAATGTTATTCTTATACTATGAATAGAGCAATTTTTATATTTTTAGCCATATTTATGATCCCGGATGCACTTGCTGGAAATATCCACAATTTACCGCCAGGAACCGTTATATACATTCCCCAAACTGAAATGCAGCTTTTAAACAAGAATATTGTGGACCAAAACCAGGCCATAAAAGAAACAAATCGCCAAATCGATTTAATGAGAGATGAGCTCAAACATGAAGCGAATGAGGCCGAATTTCGCGCTATCTATGCCGCCCAAAAAGAAGAACTAGAAAAACAGGCAAAACAATTTAATTCTATAAATAAATTATATAGCCCAGAATGCATTATTGAGAAGCGGAATTGCGAATAACGCTTTTTTTCATTGCCTGAAATTCATTAAAAATTCGATTAAAATTTTGATGGGATTCCCAGTCGCACTGATTTGTCTCATGGCAAAAAAATTCCATAAATTCCTTTGCTTCGAGAAAAGTAGCCTCATCGCTACACCACATGCCCGGGCGAAGCGCGTCCCATTCCTCTTGAGTTAAATCACCCTTTTCAGGAGTCAATGTATGCTTATAATGCGAGCCTTCTGGACTATCATCCAAATAAATCACGTGATCTTTTAATTGAAACCTCGCGCAGCCACTAAGCGCCATCGAAAGTAACAGCACTGTCGAAAGCATTATTACGCGCCAATTTCGCTTTATTAATAGCATCCTGGTCTCCCACTTTTCTCGCAATCGCGAGTGCCTTCTGAGAATTATCAAAGGCAGTTTTTTCTTCATTGGTCTGAAATTTAATAATCGATAATGCAACGGGAGGCTCAATGGTGCCATAAACCCTTTCGGTAAGCCTTCCGATCACAAACTTGATAATGGAACTAATTATAGGCCAGCTAACCCATGGAGCTGCGGCAGCAGCCGAAGCAAAAATTAAATCGCCGCCTAGACCATTAATAAGTCCATCGAGAATAGCATCTATGACGGCGAGTAATTGATTTTTAAGTTGCGGCATTAAACTTGAGAGGCCGCCCATTTTTCGGCTATATCAATAATGGCGTCATCGATCTTTCCTGGGATGGCTACTTTAACCCATTCACCAATGGCTTCAAGATCACCTTCCACTACCACACGCCCTCTTCCGACTGCCACTTCAAGATCAGCAGAAATGTCTTTATTAATATTAATTTTAAAAACTACCATTTTATCCCCCTGCTTTCTGTTCTAATTTTTTTCGTTCTACTAACTCTAATTCTTTTTCTTCGTCCTGCAAGCGCCTTTTTTTAGCCATTTCAAGCGCAGCCTTGAGCTGTCCCTTAACGATGCCCATATCCACTTGCAAATTCATTATGCGATTATCTTCTTTTTCCATCCAAGCCGCTAGAATTTTAGTATTCTCGACATATTCGGCATGCATTTCTTTGGCATTTTCTTTGAGATCTTTAATGGCGGCATATGCTTCGCGCCGAGGCAAAAAGAAATCCATGGCTGTTTTAGTCGCATAAAAGCCAGGGTATAACGACAAAATAGCGCCAATTCCACCAACATGATGGGCTTTCAATTTAAATTTCGGTTTCTCGTCACCATTCATACCAATTTAAATCCACAGTTACGACAGTCGAGTTTGCCGAAGGAGTTCCTGTTATCAAAATTGTTTTATTAGGGTCAAGAACAAATAAAAACGAATCATCGATTACCATTCCGTTGGAATAATAATTTGTGAGAAGAGTTCCATTGGCACCAATTGTAGGACTTTTCCTAAAAGACATTACGCTTGCGTTTGAATTCGCTGGACGCATATTTACCGGAGTCACAACTGTTCCGGCAACCGTGATCGTCGGACCAATATAAATTTTAAATACACAACTTTGTGTGGCAGTTAAAACTAAAAGCTTTTTAGATTTAAGAAAAAGCCCTGTATTTTGTACCTGAAAACCAGATGCCGGAACGCCATTTGTCGATGGATTTGCGAGAGTAATTATCGGGCTTTCTGTGGCAGCAGTAGGCAGCGTAATAGCGCCAGATGATGCCACAAAACTATTGCCTAAATAATTTTGCTTATTATAAAAATCCAGAATTGCATTTTCTGGAATTTGTCTTTGATTTGCTTGAGTTGTCATTTTACCCTCTTAATTTACCTTCACCCAAACGCCCACAACAGAGCCGGCCGTAAAGGATGTAAACTGTGTCCAAATAAAATCAAAACAACTATTGTTTGTCATCGATACGTTGGCGCCAGTATTAAAGATCATTCGATCAAAGTTTGGACTCGTTGAAGATCCGCTATTATATGTAAGCGTCACAGTATTTCCAGTAAAATTACATAGTGTGAACCTCTGCCCCTCTTGAGCTGCCGTTCCTTGGATACCATTCACCGTCGTTGTTGCGGCTCCAGTCATCGTATTATACCCAACCATTGAATTACTGGTGCGAATGGTTGAAACGGAATTCACAGTGGCTACGTTACCGGTAGTAAGCCTGCTATATGAAAGACCATCAAATTTTTTTACGCCACTAAGAGTTTGTAGATTTGTAGTGTCATTACTTACGAATCCGCCGTTATTATCCCCAGCCGCATCGAACAACGAAAACTGATTTAATCCGGGAGTATAAACAATTCGATTGTAACTAGATGTGCCGGCACCAGCATAAGTGACACCAAATGGATTTGGATAAAGAAGTATTTGATAAGTACCGCCCGCACCATGAGTAGAAAGCACCGAGCCAATGACGCCCGAAATTCTTCCGTTATTTTGTTGAAATCCTGTAGTGCCGCCAGTATTGGGATCAGAATGACAATCGCCAGCAACGGTAGTGCTTAAAACGACATAATCACCGACTGTCGTTGCGCCGTCGAAAACACAATTCACTAGACCGCTAGTCACCACGGTTGCGTTTCCTGCGGTTCCCGCGCCACTTGTAACTACACCAATAATGCCCGTACTGTTATTCGAAAAAAATCCGAGCGCAGTATTTGGCGCGATTACAACACCGGTTCCCAGTCCTTGACCGGTTATAAAATTGAATATGGCGAGCTTATCTACAGTCGTTCCTGTTACCGTATCATTAGGAGCCACAATTGAAGTTTGTGCGGTACCGCTTGATGCCGCAGCCCATTTAATTCCAGTAGCCTGCGAAGAATCGGCCGTAAGAACAAACGTATCTGCGCCCACGGCTTGTCGAACATTATCTGTGCCATTATTGACGATTAAATCGCCCTTGGTTGTGGTTGGCGAAAGATTATTAAATCCAGTTGTAGCGGTCGTGCCGTTTGTTCCGCCGTTCGCAATCGGAAGAGTTCCACTTACGTCCGCTGTCAAACTAACCGCGCTATATGTAGGATCCGCGCCCGTATTTCCATGAAGGACCGTTCCCGTCGCGCCAACGGCAGTAGCAATAATCGAACTCGCCCCTTGACCTAAAAGAACGCCGTGATTTGTATTGGTAACTTGCCCCGTACCGCCGGCAGGGACTTGAAGCGTTCCATATGTTTGAGCAGAGCCAGCACCACCGCCAGAAAGGAGAGGTTGACCAGCCGTTCCCGCAGATGTTGGTAAATTAAAATTAAATGTACCCGCAGCAGCTTGAGGCTGAACAGTTACGATTCCTGAAGTCGTACCCACTAAATTAAGCGCGCCTGTCGTTCCTCCCGTTTTTCCAAGAGTAGGAGTCGCTGTAAATGTTGGTTGGGCCGCCGCGCCCGAAGCTGGCCCCGCAAACATAGTTCCGGAAGTCTGCGTATTGAGTGTTTCAGTGATAGTCCCGGCCGTCGTAATAGGATTGCCGGAAATTGAAAACAAAGGAGATGTGCTACCATCTGCAAAATCGACGCTCGTTACCGTACCGCCACCAGTTGCCGCCCATTTAATCCCAGTCGCTTGAGTGGAATCCGCAGTCAAAACAAAACCATCTGCACCAACGGCCTGGCGCACGTTATTGGAAGCATCGCGCGTAATTAAATCCCCTTTTGTGGTAAGTGGAGATAAATTGTTGAAGCCGGCAGTTGCAGTGATTCCGTTGGTGCCACCATTTGCAATCGGCAATGTTCCCGAAACATCGGTAGTTAGGCTTACCGCACCAAAAGATGGCGCGCCCGCAGCATTACCATGAAGAACAGTCGTGGTTGTACCAAGACTTCCTAATGTTGCCGGCGCTGTCCCCGCGCCACCACCTAAAACTAATTGATTGGCAGAAAGAAGCGCAGAGCTATTCATTTGCGTTGCGGAACTAAAATAAGGAATTCCGCCGCTTGTGCCCGCCGTTCCAATTGCGATTGTACCTGCGGTCGTTACCGGACCACCAGTAGAACTAAATAAGCTTCCCGCTGGAACCGATACATCTATGCTTGTAACCGTACCAGTGCCACCACCGGCCAAAGTTACGTCTAAAAGTTGAGAATGGACATTATCCCAAATTTTGGAAGTATTAAGTAGCTGATCGCAAGTTCCTCCTGCTGCCATGATTTGAGCACAGCTTGCGAAATCAACATTTTGAAGTTTTCCAATTGCCCCGAATGCCGTATTTGCAATCAGTAGTCCTAAAATAATTAATTTTTTCATCCCATTCCCCTTAATACGTATAATTCGCATCTAAACTTTGCCCAAAAAGTGGCGCTGAGGCCATGGTAATCGTAGCCCCAGCAATTGTATAGTCCGTTCCTTGAGTAGCAAAAGTTCCATCTATATAAAGCTTAACCGCCGCATTCGATACGGGCACATGCGCTAATGTAAAAGTTACGTTTACAGAATCAACTGTTCCCGCGGGCGTTTCTTGGGTTTCAGTCGGCGTTGCAACCGCGACCCACGATGTCCCGTTATAATATTGAAGCTGATCTAGTGTTGTGTCATAAAATTGCATTCCAGCAACAGCAGTTAGCAGGTTTTTTGTTGCCGTATTTCCGCGACCATTTAGAAGCGCTTTGCTATTACCAATTTCTAAGGCCGTACTAGCATTAGCCACCTTTTTGGTGGCAGTACCGATTGCGAGTTTGTTTACGTGATTTTCTGCAATCGTATCGTCATAAAAGGCCCATACATTCGTTCCAACGGAACCGAATGCTGCCGTGAATGTCGAAAATCCATAGACATTAGTAGCTGTGAGAGTTCCACCCTGATTAATTACACCGGCGGCTCTATAATTATATTCACTAGTTAAAGTTCCAGCGCCTGAAGGATTCGTTAACCCAGAAATCATTCCGGTATGTTCGTCCAGCGTAAAAGTCGGATCAATTGCTAAAGCGCCAACGGCAGAAATATTTACAGGTCCAATTCCAAAACCGCCAATGGTCCAATTGTCGTGAAGAGTATAATTGGTTCCAAAATTATTTACGAAAGCAAGAGCAGTTACAGGTGTTCCATTCACCACGTTTAAATTTGATCCGAATTGATTGATTCCGACAAAAGTAGAGGCACTCGGAATATCATAATTGTAGCCAGTTGAAAATGTTCCGTCATTAACCACAATTCCGTTTTTCTGTCCGCCGGTTGCAAGATACGCAGGATCTAAAACGGCACCCGAAAGATTGATTTCTAAACCTTCTAGTGAATTGTTATGCGGAACTCCATTTGTTTGTATACTTATTTTTGAACCGGCCATTTGACCCGCAACAACCGCGGTATTGTCGGTGGTCATATCGACTTCGGAACCGATCATTGTACCTGTAGTTGCAGCGCCATTTAGAACTATATTTGTAAACGAGCCTTCATATAATCCCGTAATTGCCGAAGTACCACCAACCGTAAGTGGCATTGACGACGCCCCGATACCACCAAAAGTACCGCCCGTAATATTTGATCCTGCATTAAAAAAAGTCAGATTATTTGTTATCGTCGGAGTACCACTAATTTGAGCATTCGAATTAAAGAAAGAATAGCTATCAAGTTGTGATGAACCATCCATTGTAAGTCCGTTATTTATGCCTTGACCATTTTGTCCTTGAGCAGTCCCATGTGTCTGGAAATTAATTTGGTGCATGGCTACACCGCTAACGACGGCGGCATTATTAATAGAAAGATCGGACTCTAAAACATTTGTGTGGTTTGCAGTAGAATTGTCGTTGAATTGAATATTTGTATTGTTGCCTGTCACACCACCATTTGCCGCAACTGTATTGTTTATGCTAATCGTATTTGACGATCCTTGCAGATTATTTACGGCTGTGGTAGATCCACTCACATTTAGAGACGATGAATAGCTTTGCGCCCCTTGTGTAAGAACCGATGCGCCATCAATATTTAAATTAAAACTAACACCCTGAATATTCCCGCTATTAATATCAGTAAATCCGGCGCCTCCGCCAAAAAGATTGAAAGATCCAAATATTCCACCCGTACTATTGGCGGAACTAAAAATCCCATTGTAATTGGTGATGGTGTAACCAGTACCAATGCCGACATTCATATCGATACCTTTAAAGATATCTAGCGTTCCGGCGCTTGCAAAATTGGAATTATTAGAAACGTTACTCATATAGCCAATATGCTCGGTACCATTGTGTCCGAGACCATTTGATTCGTTTGTAATATTTCCAGCGAAATCAAATCCGCCAGAATAGCCAACACTATTAGCTTGGTTACTAAAATTCGCAGTCGTCGTAGCAACACCGGAATTTAAATTAGTTTGATTATTTTTTTGAAAATGATTATTGCCATCAACCGGAGTGAAATTTTGAATTGAAGAAACGGTTCCATCGGTCTGATAAGCATCAACGAATATTCCATTTGCAATGGTTGACCATGGCTGCGCATCGGTTGTTCCAAGAACGCCGGTGCCGCCGGTTCCCGCATTTCCGGCCAAAGACCATGCAGAAGTCGAAGTGGCCAATGTTCCAGAAACAGGAGGCATTAGCCAAGTTTTGGTAAGATCGCTCGATTGAATTTCATCAGCAACAAGAATTCGCGGATTTGCATATGCAATGCTCGAGATTAAAAAAAGAAATAAAAAAAGAAATCGCATCATCGCCTGCTCGTTTCTACCCAATTCACGGTATCCCAGGATAATCTTAAAACACTATCTAAGCCGCCAATCCATGCGCCATTAAGAGAAAGACCGGTTCCGTCTTGAAACTCCACTGTATTCACCGCATCTCTTCCCTGTAAAATTAATTCTTGCCCATCCACGTTGCCCGGAGCAATCTGTGGATTTGCGGTCACAACCACTGGACCGCCATTTCCTGCAATATAAGCCTTTGAAAAAAACTGACTGCCAGCAAAAGCGAAGCCACCCGCCGCGGTAATTAATGTTGGCGCACCGCGAGTCCCAAAAATTTGATAAATAAATGTGGCTGATAAAATTCCTGCCGGAGCCGCAAGAGCTATATTCGGAGTATTTGCAAATCCCGTGATAACTCCGGCGCCCCCCGCCGGTAATCCGTAAACTGCATATAAAACCTGGCCAAAAAGCGGAGCGCTTGTCATTGTAATGACATTGCCGGCAAGAGTATAATCAACGCCTTGAATTAAAATTAGTCCGTCTAGAAACAATTCAAGAGCCGCGGGCATTGCTGGCGTAAAACTTAAAGTAAAAGTCGTATTGACGTTGTTTATGACGCCGGCAGGAATTTCTTGCTGCGTTGGCCCAGTAAGACCATTGCCTTCGGGAGGCCATACAAACGTTCCATAATCGACGCCCATTTAATTTAAATCCTTATATTGGCCATAGGCATTTAAAACGCCAACTCCCGAAGCATTCACATATTGGAGAAGCAAAAATTTAAAAGGATATTGATTGAGATCGATTCCCATTCCGCCCATGACGCCAGCGGGCTGAGCAAGTACAGGATTAAAAGTAAGCGCATTCCAATTGATTCCGCTGCATGATGCTAAAATTGAAAAAACACCAACCGCGGTGCCGTTCCACATAACCTCAAGACCCACATTGTCCATTCGGCTTGTTTCTACAATTTGACTGTAAATCGTATTTAAGCCGGTCATTACACCATTTGGGTTTCCAGAAGGAATTGTGCCCGATTGATTTGATGGCTGAGGAAGAAATCCTATCCTAGGATCGTTTGATTGCCAGTTATAGACTATTGGGTATTGATTTTTACCAGACATACGCCTCCAAAAGATGGGTTCGGGGTGCTAAGCCCCTGCTACTAATGTATGGCTGACCGGTTTAGATTTTTTTATCGACTTCTCTGGCTTGAAGCGGAGTCGCAGATAGAGCATTTACTTTATTTACCTGTTTTAAAGTCGCTTCACTTGTGTGCGAAGATTTTTTAGAAGGAGCGGCTTGTTCCGGTTGCGGAAATCCCGCAGAATGCATAATTGCCTGCATGGCTCCAGAAGTCATCGTAGAGTCTAAAGGCCTACCACCCATAAGTAAATTCATCGAAACTCTTTGAGGATAAGGAATGGGCTCTTTATTTTCAATAAGCTCATTTTGAAGCTTTTGAACAATTGCCGAATGAAGCCCCGGATAAACAGATTGCAAAGTTTTTACATCATTTGGAAGAAGCGTTCCATTTTTGGCATGACTTAAAACTAGAAGAGGCTGTTGCGCAATATCGAGGGCGCGCTCATATCGATTTTGTGCATATTTATCGATAGGTGGTTTTTTATCAAGCGGACTCATAACCGGTTGTTTTGGTTTAATTGAATTTAAATAATTGACGGCTTGAGCTGAAGTCGCAGCAATTGTAGAACCATGTTGTGGCAAATAGTGCCCAATATTTCCGCCGACATTTTTTGCGTTCCCAGGAACTTGAAAAGCATCCATCGATTTCTCAAGCTTATTTCTGCTTGCCGCGTCCGGCAATAAATCTTTAGGAACAATCTCGGCGCCCGCTTTAAAAAAGTTTTTGGCGGCAGCATTTAAAGCAGCTTGTCCCTTTGCAGCCTGAACGCCATAAGTAACAGCCGCTTTCATGGCCTCAGAATTTACCGCTGTCTCAGCAAACGGCTTTGCAAGAGCCGCAAAAATTGGAGCCATAATTTGCTCACCTGCCCATGCTCCGGCAAGCGGATGACCAATTAAAAATCCCAATCCCCCGCCAGTTACTCCTCCAGCCGTTTTACCTGTAGCATTTGCAAGTGTCGCAGCTCCACTATTATGGGCCCATTGAGCAAGCGTTCGCCCTGGAGAAACAGGAACATTTAAGCTTCTTTCTAAAACCGGCGTAGGATTGAACGACGAAATTGGAGCTTCGAGTCCGTTTTCAATATGAACTTTATTGATGGCATCGAGCGCTTTTTGTGTGGCATCTAGATAATTATTTACGGCATTTACGCGAAGAGAAGCTTTCCCTTTATTCGCTTGATTAATAAGAGTCTGTAATTTTGCTGGATCAGCAATTCTCTCGCCAAGTTCCTTAGAAGTAATTTTTGGTAAAAAATCCTTTTGAGCCTGTAGCAAGTCAGATAACTTTTCATTAACAGTTTTTTGTACATTACCCGCTTCACCCCAAATTTTTGTATCTTCGGCAGCTTCTCTTAAACTAGCGGCAAATGGTTTTACCCATTTTGAGACAGCCTTTTCTTCACTGCCTCCGGTTAAAATATTATAATTAGCATGGGCCTGAGTTGCTTGTTTATAATCATTAAGCGCATCCCATTTGTCTAAAAGATTTGATTCCGGATTGTGAACTACATCCAGAAATTCTTTTAAATCTTGTTGAAGTTTTGGTACTGCACCCTTTAAATAAGCATTATCAGAAGCAGAATTTAATCGTTTGGCGCCTTCGCTCGCGATATCTAAAAGTTTAGCATCAATTTTACCGACATTTTGCGGAGTCATTTCTGGAAGAGTTGCGGCAATTGCTTGTCCTTTTAAATTCCCGATATTTTTTAAAAGCTCATCGGTTTCTTGCAAGCGAGAATTTACTTCGCCCGCAGCAGCCTCAGCAGGAATTGGATTTTCACGCAAAAATTTATTTTCGCCCATGAAATCATTGGCGAGCTTTTCAACCCCCAATTTATTTGCGGCTGTTTTCCAAAGAGGCGATACTGCTCCGATAACGGCTCCGCCCACGCCACCCATTAATCCGGAGAGCCCCACATTAATAGCGGCGCTACCGACTGTTTGTTCAGGATCATTCGTTACTAATTTTGAAAGCTCGTCTGAAGTTTGAAGCGCCGCAAGCTCTGCCCCTGTTTTAATTCCGGTGGATGCAATTTTTGAAATATTTGAAAGTCCGGAAAGGGCTGCAGCACCTTCTCCTACTTCTGAAACTAGCGAACCAAGTCCCGTTCCGCTAGCAATAGAACCAGCAAGACCAGCAACATTTCCAACCGCATGAGTAATTGGATTGGCTGCTTCACGCGCGCGAATATTTTCTCCAGTAGTTAACCCCGTTGCTTGCTCGATTGCAGGAGCTACAGGACCCAAAACGCCCTTTGCCGCGCCCTCGATACCGGTTAAAATTTGTTGACCAGGAGTTGAAAAATGCTCTTCTTCGGTCTGAATGGCATCGGGATGAATTTGATTTATATTGCCTGCCGAAGCCATGCCCCTCATTGTATCAGGAGACGATTGCGGCATCCCTTCAAGAGGAGGAGTAAGTGATATTTGACTTGGATTTAATTCTGAAACATTAGGCATTATTTCACCGGCCTGAAATCACCCTGAGCATTTACTATCTGATTTTTCTGTCCATTCACATATATAACTTGTCCGACTTTATATTGAGGAGCCTCCTGATTTCCAGCAGGAAGCACATTATAATTGGGAAGCGCCGCGGGAGCATATTGAGAGGTAACTGGCGTTTGTCCCGCATATTTAACTTTGAGATGTTCAAGACCTGCCTGTTTTTGAACTGCAAAAGTTTTAGGACTTGCAGTAAGTCCCACGAGATAAGGCTCGATTTCTTTTTTTGCGGTCTCAGGAGTAAGCCGTTTTGAAGGATCGGCGTCCTGAATAATACTATAAAGCTTTGCCTTAATTGCAGCAATCTGCTGACCCGTTTGAATCGGACTACTTAATTTATTTGCCACAGTCTGTAATTTATAAAGCTCATCAAAAGCGTGGCTCATCGTTTGAATATTGGCATTTTGTCCGTCGATAGATGCTTGCTCCTTTTGAGCTTGTTCTGGAGACATAAATCCCGCTTGTCCTAATTGAAGAGGAGTGACTCCCTTGCCGCCATTTGTTTTAATGGATCCAAGCACTGCATTTCTAATTGCCATAGATTGAACAAGCTGACCATTTTGAAAAGCAAATTGTGCGTGAGCCGCGTCGGCTGCAGCTTTAGCTGCTGGAGTACCAAGACGCGCAGCTTCGGTCTGAATTTGATGATCATAAATATCATTTAAAGTCGCGCGCGTCGCGTTCGTTGCCAAAATATTATCATGATATAAATCCTGATAAGCGCTCAACACATTTTTTTGCTTATCCATATTGGATTTTTGAGCTTCAATATCTTTATTGATTTGATCATTTAGCCATTGAGCCGCGGGATTCACATTGGTTTTATTGAATCCTCCCGTAAATCCGCCAAGCAAAAGTCCGATCGCGGTCGCGACCTTTTGTCCCGTTCCCATATTTTCTTGATAATGCTTCGGATTAATATGACCACTCGCGTAATCGCTCAAGGCCTGTTGCCTATGCTCTTGGATATCTTGAAGACTTTTTTGCTGGTCTTCTTGAAGCTTTTTTCTGGCTGCTAAATCATCTTGGCCAACTTGTAGTCGAGCTGCCGCCATTTTTTCGGCGACTTGCTCATTTTCTGAAATCGCTCGTTGCCCTTGGTTATATGCCCCTCCAAAATCAACCCCACCAGTCATTTGGGCTTGAACAATAGGATTTACACCCGAACTAGAAGCCTGCGCCGGGTTTCCGACGGGTTTCCCGGCATCTGGTAATTCTTTGCTAGCCTCTGGCAATTCAGAGGCAGCCTTTTCATCGGTTCCAAGAGGAACGCCCGGCTCTGGAGAAATAGGAAGATCAGCCGGCTTATTTGGCTGAGACTGCAACGCAAAGCCAATATCATCGTTGGCTGCAATAGGAGCGGGAGCTTGTGGCTCATTTGTTGATTCATTGGGGATAGTTTGTTGATAAGTAGTGGTGGGAACCGCGTTTGCTTGCGCAAGAACGTCTTGTGGTGATTGGGCGCCGCCGCCCTCATCCATATGAATAGGAAGTTTTTCTAGCTGTTTTAATTGAAGCGCCGGCAATTTTCCTTTAGCAATGGTAATCGAATGGCCATTTGGATGGCCCATAGTTACTGTATTGGCATCTTCTTTTATTTTTTTGAATTGTGAAAGATTTAAACCCTTCATTTTGCAAGTCTCCGCTTAGCTAAAGTTTTTGCCACAAATGCAGCGGCTTTCTCGGGCGCCATTGGATGTGTAGTGATCGAACGAGGAATTACAATTTCTCCCTCAGAAAGCATCGCTGGAATCTTATCATTTGCAAGTGCATTATCTTTTTTAACGGCCTTTTCTTTTTTATCATGCGCCCGAACCTTGCCGCCTTTTTCCATTAATCCGCCGCGAGCTTCTGGAATCATAATTTGATTGCCGATATTTCCTCCGCCCCCGCCGGTAACGGACTCTTCTGCCGGAGTGAAAGCGTCTTTAATGAAGCCACCAATATTTGATCCGGCTTCTGATAAATCAGCCGCAGGAGTGTCTGGCGCAAGAGGAGCAGCTGTTGTGGTAGGTAAGGTGCCCTGTTGCGGAGTCGAATTTAACCACTGACCGACAAAGCTCTGTGGACCAGCAGTAGGAGAGCCAATTACACCACCAGAAGCATATTTTTGCGGCCGCTTAACCATTCCCCCCATACTTTTTTTCATCGCATGGAGATGCTCTTTCGTAACCATGCCGCCTTCTTCAAAAAGACCGCCAACGATTGGGATATTACTTAAAAGTCCGCCAATGCCACCTAAAATATTTCCGGCATTTTTCTGATTCGCTTCAGATACGCCGGCATTCACGCTATTAATATTAGATTGCTGAGAAACATTGGCACTATTAAAAGCCGTATTCGCATTTTGTAAAATATTTTGTTCATTTTGCTGCGCATTATTTACGCCTTGAACCGCAGTAGCACCCTCGGCCACTTGTTGTGCTGTGAGATTTTGGAGATTTTGTTCCGCAGCTAGTTGCTGTTGTGCTTTAAGGGTTGCGGCTTCTCCAATGGCTTGCTGCTGTGTTTTTGCTCCCTGCTGAGCTATTTGCCTTGCCACAAGACCAGCATTTGCTCCGGCGCCTCGCTGGCCGGCCTGAAGGGCTGCCTGTTGCTCGATATTTTGGGCCGTATTCTGATTAAGCTCTGCTTGAGCTGGATTTGGACCATTTCCCTGTGCCTGCTCAAGTAGCATTTCATTTAATTGCGCCTGGGTTTGAGCGCCTTGAGTTACACCTGGAGTAAGCGCATTGGTAATATCTTGTTGCTGCGAAAGACCGCTTTGTGCGCCACTATATGCTGTCGCTAATTGCTCAGGGCTTGTGCCCGGAGTAATATTTGCGGCCGATGCTTGAAATTGATTATTTTGCCCAAGCAAATTTCCAACCGTACCCACAAGCCCATTATTATTAACCGTGGCTTGATTGGTATTAACCATGCTTGGGCCAACAATGGGAGCAGACGCCGCCGGCACCGCAACGGGCGCAATTGGAGGAATAATGGGTACTCTAGAATTTGGATCGCCGCCAACGGCCATATAGCGCAACCCATCTTTCATTGCGCGAGAAACGAAAGCTAGCATCTTATCGTGCGACATTCCGCCAGAAGGAAGAGGCTGATTCGGCATCATCCGCGTATGCGTTAGTCCCATGTGGGTCATATTCTGGACAAACATCATTTTTTTATCGTCTTGCATTATGATACTCCGACAGTATTTTTCGCTCTGATAGGTCGAGTTGCGCGCTTGATTCCCAGTCTGCATGAAAGTCCGCTCATTGTAAAACCGGCACCCTCTTTTCCGTCATTTAAAGTTGGGTCAAACACTTCTGAAACTGAAATTTTAAAACTTTGACAAAGCTGCTGCTTTGCGTGAATTCGCCATTGTTCAAGATCGGAACTTGATCCAAAAGGAGTAGGATTTCCAAATGGACTGGTTTTGGATTCAATTACATTCGTCGGGCGAATTATTTTAGACTGCGCCGCAGAATCATTAAAATTATAATAAGTCTGCACAAAGAGAGAATGTGGACTCAAATATTTTGCAAGTAAATAGAAATCATAAAGGCGCTCATAGCCCTGAAGCTGAGCAACATTAAACCAGCCCGTAGTGAAGCGCATTTTCACAAAAACGCCGGCATCGACATATTCTCCGGGAGTTTGTTGGAGCACGCGACCGTTTGGATCTAAAAGCGTATGAAGATCTTGATAGATGCAACTCGAAATAGCAGGGGCTCCCTCAAAAACACCCCATTGCCTAAAATAATAATCGTACATAAGCATCTGGCCCGTATCGAGCGTAAACACGACAAAATTTGTTTCAGGAATTGCATTTGCTGAAGTAACTCGAGAAGAATTAAAATTTTCGACCTGAGCGCCGATATATTGTGTTTGCAGTTGGCGATTTAAAATCCAAATTCCTTTATTACTTTGAAAAAGCAATCCATCTGGAATTAAAACTATAGAGTTTTGATTATCGCAGCCCACAGTCGAAGTAATAAAGGTCGGCTGACTGTAATTTCCCAAAGAACAGCCGGGAGCAGTCGTCCCCAAATTATCTGGACCTACGCCATTAATGTAATAAATCGCGTCCGGTTTAAATAAAATATTTTTATCGTCCATAGGAGCAAGACATTTCATTGGACCAGTAGATTGAGAGGTTCCAATATTTGGAGCGACATAAATGGTAAAAAGATCACTCATTTCTACCGGAGTGCCCTTAATAACTTGCTTTGATACCCACAGCACATTTGGATCTTCTGCATCGATTCCCCAAAGTCTCGTATCAAAAACATTTACCGCAATAAAGCTCGGAGCATTTATATCTTCGACCACACCACCGGTAGTATAAATAATATTATTTCCGACTACATTTGCATCTGAGAGAGTATCGACGAAAGTGACAGAATCAATGGTCGTATCGTTCAATACCGGTGCAATAATGGAGGTAACCTGATTATAAACTCCCGTTTGCGGACTCCACCGATAAATAACAATTTTTACAGGATTTGCTACTTTTGCAGTAAGCCTTAATGTAGGAACCGTGAGCGTGACGGTGCCGGCTGTTCCAGAGCCCGTTGTTGTAATAGCCACAGGAATGCTCGGAGCCGAGCGATACGCAAGACCCTGATTGTCAGTCCATTCATACGTCGCTTGATAATAATATGCATTGGTATTGGTGACCCCATCGGGTTTCGCTGCAATATTGCCCTGAATAGAAAGATTGTTGGCCGCTCCGGCACTTGTCGTAGCCTTTGAAATTGTGATAGTCGTTCCGTTTACCGTTACAACTTGGGTACCAGCAGGAATAAAAGTAGGATTACTTGTATCTATAATGCTCATGCCAGGAAATACGCCGGCAGCCGAAGATAAAACTATAGTAAAAGATCCATTTGAAAATGTTCCAGTCGGTGTGACGGTGGACGTCGCATTATAGCTAGTCGTAAGTCCCTCTGGCCATAAAAAGAAATTATGCTCGACAGGAAGATAGCCATCAAATTGACCTAAAAACCCACCATTGACATGCAGATTTGCAGCAAGCTCTGAGGAAGAAATTAATTTTGTGTCTAGAGAAAAAGTAACAAAATTTATACCAGTTTGACTATAAATTCCGCCCGCAGTTGTTTGCTGAGGATTATTTAAAGTATTAAGCGCCTCCACTAAATCTTTAAATAGATACGCAATAGAAGCATTTGATCCATTTAAATAAACCCCGGGAAGGCCTAAAAAAAGATACCCGCCACCGTTTTCGTAAGCAAGTTTTGCTGTAATAATGGGAGATGCGCTAGTAGAAAGACTTCCGTTTATCAAAAAATAAGTGGGCTGAAATGGACTCGAATGTGCTGCCAAAAAATAAATAGTTCCATTTGCGATAAATGATTTACTCGCAAGGCCCACGCTTCGAATAACTGCATAAGGCGCGCCAACGGCTCCGGCAACAGAAATCGTCACTCCCGCAACCTCATTATCACTAATTCCGTTCGGAACCTCATAAAAAAGCAGACAACTATTGTTTTGCGCACTGGATGCTAAATTTGCAACGGGAGTCGCAGCAATAGAAATAGTTGGTGAAAAAATTGTCGTGAAAACAAAGTTCGTAATTGAAAATGCGCAAGTATATCCATTTTGAGTAATATTATTCCAAAAACTCAAATAAAATATTTGTGGATTGACGGTATCATCAACAGTAAGTGTCGCAATTGCTGAAATATATGCAGCATTTGTGAAAGATGAAATGTTTGAAGTTGTGGCGCTTGCAATAATTTGATTTAGAGTAAGAAGCGCCGTATGAACGCCCTGGCCACCTGTATTTGTATTATAAGATACAATTAAAGCTTTATTTGAAACGTTATTAATACTAACTGCGTCCCACCCAGGATTTCCGGTCGTGGGAACATATGCTTCTGAAGTAACCTGCGCGGGAACTGGTGTCGCCGATGGATTATTTAATGGAATTGAAAAATATTGAAGATGAGTAACGCCCGCAACTAAAACCTGACTTACAATTACGAAATAATTCCCCAAAACAAAAACTCTAGAACTGCCCGAAATGGCCCCAGAATATGCCGGGATAAGAGTCGGGCTAATAATATTTTGTCCCGTGGTGCTGTCGGCAACTACATAAAAATAATTAGTTACAGTCGCAGAAGACGTAATATTTGTTTCGGTATAAACCGTACAAATCAGGCCACCACCAACAATTGAATCGGCTTGGCTTTGATTTTTATTATTTCTAATTAGCGGCAAAGTCGAAAGAGCGCATGGTTTAAGCGTACCCTTAGTAACCCATTCCCCAAGACTTTGCGAATATGCGCTGATTGTATCGCCTATTCCGATAAGATTTTCATTTAATGTGGTTATATATGAATTTGGGGTTACCGATGGCAAAAGTCCATAGCCATCCCGTTTTAAAAGCAATCCGCCCTTTTTAAAAACAGAATTTACAAGCTCTTCAAATTGTCCAATGGCAATTTGCCAAGGATCAACCTTTTGGTTAAGTCCCTGACTAAAATTTATTGGTACAACTACTTTATTCATTTTAAAGTTCGTACACCATCAGTTTGCAATCGTTTAAAAGAGCATTTGCTGCAGCATTGCTGGTATTAATTCGAACGTCATAAGTATAGGTGCCTGCAACCGGAACATCCATCATGAAAACACCGGGCGCCATTTTGAAAGAAGAAGCACCAACCGCAGAATAGGCCCAAGATGTAAAAAATGATCCACCCCTATAAAGAGAAAGCGTAGTTTCAAAGTTTCCTGAGTTTCCAACATATGCAGGGAAAGATTGATCGCTAATAAGCGCAATAATTAGAGGACGCCCTGAAGAGGTAATGGTAACCGATAAATTCGTAACGGCCACTGGCGTCGTGCTATTACTAGAAAAATTTAAACAAGTTGGGGAGATTTGCTGACCGACCGCCGCAAGTTGTGTTCGCGTAATTCCGCCAGCAGGAACTTCGATCGTATTTCCAGAAACAACAATTGTTGAGCCATCAACATTCCAGGCGGCCGCCATATTTCCACTCGCATCCATTGTCATAATATTTTGAGCGGCGGGAATCGTCGGCAATCTTTGTGCAATATTTGCGGCCATGGCAGCAGGTGGACTTAAAGTTAAAAATTTAGATGCGGGTAAATTATTACCTAGTAAAATACTTCCGACTAAAATATTTGCTGGCGTCGTGGTTCCGGCATTTGCATAAACTTGTAAAACGCCTGCGGAAAAAGCAGCACTTGCAGTACCAGAAGAAATTCCGGAACTTGTAGCGTTCACTGCATTTCCTAAAGTAATTTGAACCGGTGTACCAGCGGAATTATTAAACCAAAGATCTCCGCTTACGCTCATATAGATTCTTGATGCCGCAACCACATTCACTCCGGCGAAACCAAGACTATTCAAATTTGTAATACTTAGAGAATTAAAATTTAAATCGTTATTTATATTTAAGCCTTCAATCGGAATAGGCGAACCATATCCGGGAGCATGGTTATGGTTATCGACGATGTCGGCATTTGAATTAAATGCTTGTTCCCAGGCAAGTCCCGTTGAAACTCCAATTACCGGCTTAATTAAACTCATATTAGGAGTCATTTAAAATACCCAAAGCGAAACGGTTACGTTTGCTGTGGCCTCCAAAGTTAACGTTTGCGTATTAAAATCTGCTGCTCTAAAAACACTTGATGCAGCATTTTGATCAGTCAAAAACCATCCCGTCTGCATACGGTTTAATCCATGATTAATAATTTTAGGAACGCTCGCCACAAGCGATATTTTCTGAATCATTTTTCCAGCCAATATGGGATTGGCCAGAATCGGATTTAGAGACTGAGCCCAAATATTATTTGCGAGCTCCCACGGAAGATTTGAAGAAAGTGGTTGAGTCATCCCCACATTCCTCCGCCGCCAAATCCGCCGCCGCCATAACCATTACCCCAATTGGAGAATCCTGGATCACCCATAGTCGCTCGAACATTGGATACAGAATTTGGTTGTCCGACATCACGATTTGCGGCAGCCGATTCAATTCTTTCAATGAGGAACATTTTTTTCTTTTCAAGGCTTTGAACTTTTTCAAATGACTCTTCCTTGTCCATTACTTTGATTGCAGTATCGATAGAGACATATTCCCACCAAGCACTAAATCCGAATGGAAGCATATCAGTATCGAGTAAAAGCTGGCGCCGAATCGGCACATAAGTTACACGCAAAAGTTGGTTTTGATTAGCCGGAAAAATCCAAAGATCGTTACCCATTTCTCGGTAACTCATCTGATAGATATTATTCAAGGCTCCGGCCTGCCCCGGGAATGTAGTATAACGATCGCGATCGCTCCAATTTGCGCGGGCTAGAGGGACCCATCCCGCATTAATTCCAGGAGCAGCGCCGGAAACATTGGCATCTACCCCCATTAATTTATAAATTGCGGGTGCGCCACTATAATTAGAACCATCAGGAAGAGGATATTTTTCAAGACCGGTAAGCGGAATATAAAGAGGCGGAGCCATATTATAATCTTCGCCAAACTTTAAAGTAATAATGTCATAAAGCTCGTCGGTAGAATTATTTAGATTAAAATTCCATTCATCGAGCGTAATATATTCAGAATTTAATTTATCGGCCTTAAGCTGCGCTTGATATCTTAAATATCCGAGATTTATCTGGCCCGGAAGACATGGAGTAATAAGTGGTGGGTAGCTTTGAGTATAAGGACTTACGTCAGAACCATTGACGGAGGCGACTTGATAGTAATATTCGTTTCCTACTGTAACGGCGGAATCTAGATAAAATGGCGAAACGCTCGATCCGAGAGTAACGAAATTCAATCCGTCGGTCGAGCGTTGAATATTGTAGGAAGTGGCTCCAACTACAATGGGCCACGAGACGAGATTTTGCCCATTACCAGTTTGAAGCACCACATTCTGCGGCATAAATGGCGCTGTCATAATACCTCAAAAAGAGGGGGCATTAACCCCCCTTTATTATTCGCCGCTAATCAAAATTGATTTGGCTTCAACATAGAAACTCATGCCAACAACTTGACCATCGGCTGGTGCGGTAGCAACTGGAGTAGTTACGCCAGCGCCGGTCGGAGCTAAAAATTGCACCATTACCCATCCGCCAACATTTGGACTTCCGCCCACTGGAACTGGATTGAGAGACTGGTTCGCATCTCCAACTACTTCGATTGAACTAATCCCCGAAAACCCAACGGCCTTGACAAGACCGGAAGAAGTGCCGAGAGTAGAATCTCCGGTAGCCGTCGCAATGAACGAAGCGCCAACATTTGGGCTAACACCTTTAGGAAGACCAACATTTTGCCAGTTTTGAAGATTGGTTTTTGATTTTGTTACCGCGAAAGCAAACCCAGTTGGAACAAGTCCGTCCGCAGGACCACCCGCCAACGGTCGAGCCGCCGTGCTCACTACCGTTACAGTAGTTGTTCCCGATGCTGTGAAAGAAAACACTCCCGCGATTCCAGATGGAAGATTTTGAATTGTTAATACTAGATCCGCACCAATTGTTGCCGCAGTATCGTTTGCCGAGATGCTTTGCTGTACAAGAATTCCAGAAACTCCTACTGGAGCAGCACCCACGCCAGAAACAGAAAACCAGATGATAAAAACATTTCCGTAGGCATCATAGAGTTTAAACCAAGTAGAGGCGAGAGATCCGGCAACGTCGGCCACGGGCTGAATGGTTGCGGTTCCCGCGGAGCCAGCGCCGACTGAAGTAATTATATATGGGTTGCCTACGGTTAAAGCCGCGGCATTAATTGCCAAGTTCGCACCAGTTACTGGAGAAACAAATCCTGAATAACCGCCAGCATATTTAAAATAATTATTTTTTAATTGAACAAGAGCATAACCAGCAGCTGGATTTGGATTGAGATAACCATTGGGACCGCGACCTGCCGGTTGCGAGGTATGCATGAAAACGTTTGAAACGCCGGAGCCTTTGAGTGATCTAATTCCTAAGCCGTTACCGTTTGTACTATCAACGATGAAATTACAGTCGATTAAAACTGGTTGGCTAAGAAACGAATATCCACGACCGCCGTTATTACCTAATTGCGCACCCATGAGAACCCCCAAATGCTTCCGTTTTTTTCGTTCTAAGAGTGACGGAAGCGGCTAGTCTTAAAACGAAGCAGGGGTATCCCACTCAACTATGTCGATTTGACCGGTTTTGTGCTATTAATTATTTGTGCGAGCGGCGTGGAAAGCTATGGTAATTGCGAAAATGTGTATGGGTCATCATGCTAAGAGATCACTCGCAAGGTTCTTCATCAATACACGGCCATTAAAGACACGCTGCCTCGCATGCTGATTTTTGCGAGATAGCATGAAGGTCGTGCGAAGCTCTGTTAAAGCTTAGGCAAAGGTTCGATTCCTTTTCTCGCAGCCATTGGACGATAGCTTAATTGGTAGAGCTCTTCTCTCATAAAGAAGAAGGTTTTGGTTCAAGTCCAAATCGTCCAACCATTTACAAATAAAAAGGGCCCCTTTCGGAGCCCTAATGCCATTCCTTGTCAGAATTTTTATTGCGGCAAGCTTACTACTGCGTTCGCACCAGGTGCGTTGCAAGTAAGGTTACCATAGTATCCGATTTGCAATTGGATTGCATCAGACCCTGGAACTGGAATGCCCAACTGATCATAAAAACCTGGGTAAGTTAAAAACTGAGGGCATTTGCCAAGAGTTCTCAATTTCCAAGTTTTTAGCGTAATAATATACGCCGTTTGCGCTGGGCAGTTACGATCTTGAAGGATCGCGATTTCACCATTTGCAGTTGGTAGAACCAACGCCTTAAAGGAAATCGAAACATCTTCATTGATCTTAGCTTTGATCATCTGATAAACGCCCTGGCTAGTTAATTGCTTAACGAGCGCTTGGTAGCTTATCGGATTGATGAAGATAAAATCAGGATCACCAGCCTCTGATCCATTGGCAGCCAACTGATTCACCGAATCAATTAGAGCGTCTTGGATAGATTCTAGAGAACCATTGAATCGTAAACCCGCAAGTTTTGTTGGAGCTACCGATCGATTTACACCGAAGTAGTTATCGCCGCCACCTGGAGCCACGGATGGAATCCATGCCGCAAAGCCAGCAACCTTTAACATATTCGCTGAATTTAGACCGTTAGAGATGAAATTTACGTCACCTACCTGAGCAAGATATGGGAACGCTGTAGACCAGTTTACTGGTGTACCAGCAGCGCCACCTTGAGTCGCAGATACGGTTACAGTTCCCGCTCCGGTATCAACCGCGATTACGAAACCTAAGTTCGCACCCGTTGATTGAGTAGGAGTTTGACCTGCAACGCTGAAGGACACAAGCGCCATGTTTACAGCAAACTGAAGCGCCATGCCCGGATTGTCGAGAGTAATTACACCCGCAGCAATCGAACCTGAGCCCACACCATAACTACCGCGCGTACCACTTCCGTCGCCGAAAATGTCATGCGCAAGATCATTACCAATTGATTGAAAAGCGGCCTTTACGTTTAATTCTGCACCGGGCATAAAAGCGCCAATATTTTCTGCTGAAGCTCGTAAAAAGTCACCTGTTAACGTAGCAAGCGAATAGTTTTGTACTCGAGTTACGTTAAACTCAACAGTTGCAGGCGCGCTTTGATATTGCTGAGCATTACCGAAGTTCGCTGAACGTCCCGCACCAGTATCGTATAGAACTGGAATTGGAAAGTATTTACCGCCGAGACCCATTTCCGTCTCATCCTTATCAATAAGGGCGAGTGCTGGATTTCGATTAAATACTAGATCGCGCATTACCCATGCGTCATCTGAGTATAACTCTTTCAGTGTGGATACGTTTGTTTGCGCATTACTATATGCAAATGCCGGATTCGATGGAGTAGTCATTTAATTATTTCCCCTGTTTCATGCGCTCCTCCACTCGACGGCGCGCCTCTTTCCATCTCTCGGAATCACTCATTCCAGAATATGGTTTTTTAGGCCGCGTAATTTCACCGGTGGGAGCCATAGTATTAGTTAATGTTTTAATTCCTGGCTTAAGTGGCGGTAGTTCTTTCTTCCCATCACTCGGAGCCTCATTAGATTCCGTGGATTTTAAAAGCTCGGCAGTTTTTTGTGCTCGCTCAAGCAGAAGTTCTTTCACTTCTTTTGCAGCTTCTTCGATGGTCGGCTCCACGCCCTTTTCTTCCCAAACATCTAAGATATACTGCACTATGCCTTCGGTAGCGCCCGCGCGTTTAATGATTGCGAAATCAGGGTTCGATTCTACAAGCTGAGTTGCCTGGCTTCGACGTTCATTGACAGCAGCTTCAAAGCGTTTCGATATATCCTCTTGATGAGCTTTCTCAACGCTATCTACCTTTGCTTCGAGATTTTTAAATTTCTCTTGCACAGGATCTTGTGAGCCAGCTTTTTCAATTTGATATCGAGTGTAATCATTGTAATCAATAAGCGGTTCGACGCCGGAATAATCTTTTTGCGCGAGCTTTTCCTTCATTGCCTTAAATTCGGCAATTTCGGCCTTTTCGCGCTCGATTGCTTCCCGCTCAACCTTAAGAGCTTGCTGATCACGACGAAACTTTTGCTCCTTGCGAGCAAGAGCTGCCATCTGCGGGCTAAGTGTCACTGTTTCTTCAGGCTTTGGCGAAGTTTCTGCCGCCACACTTTCCTTACCTATGTTTGGCTGACCGGTTTTGGGCGCCTCATTATTTACAGAAGCAAGTTTTGTGGTCGTCTTTCTATAGGGCTCAATTGTTCTTTCTTCTCGCATTTCAATTGGGCTTGCTGCGGGCATTGCATTATTTGGGATACCTGGGAGCGCTTCGGTTTCGTAGGCCATGATTATTCCTTCTTTCTTGAGGTTATTTCTGTTTGAAAATTTTTAGACTTGGGCTCCAGATGTTGGAGCTACCGATGGGCTTGGAGGAGCGACCGGAAGCGCGCCTTGCGGACTAGAAACGGGGCCAGCGGGCGCCATAGGAGGCGGTGGCGCTGCCTCAGCTTTTAGATTTTGAACCTGAGTGAACCAATCTCTAAGCACTTGCATTTTTGGCTCTTCAAGCTGAAGCCTTGAATACATATTTATGTAGTTTACGCAGAGCTTCGTTGCCAGGTCGCTTGGATCAAGAATGAATGGATCAGGAGCTATTTCTTCGTAATTTTTATCGCCATTTTCAATTATATGATCAAGACAAAACAAAATGCGCTCTTCAAGAGCATTGGCTAATTGATCCGATTGTTTTAAGTCTGGGAAATTCGAAAGGCGTCTAAATTCTGTTTTATCAATTTCTCCAGCAGCAAGCATTTCAGAAAGCTTTGCCTGGCGTCCTGCCGGATCACGGGGAAGCGAAGATTCCTCAAAACACTGAATAACGTATGTATCATTTAGCTTCGAAATATTTTTGAAATCAATTACGCGCGTGCCGTCTTTTCCAGGATAAACGGTAGAATATTTGCCGCCGTTTTCATCGGCGATTTCTTTTGCACAATCTAGCGTCTCATAACTGAGGTCCGTATACATATCTTGATATCGACGTTCGAGCGCAGTAAATCGATCGTCTTGAGTTTCAATATATTCGCGTTGTGCTTCGCCCGAATTTAATCCTTGAGGTTTCACACCACCGGCAGATAATTGGGAAATGCCCGCAATTTGATATGCATTTTGAATAAGAAAACTTATCCAAGGCATAATATCTGGGCCCATCGATGGCGTATTCACAAATTCAGGTGGAGTATTTCGATATTTAATTATGGAGCCAATTCGATTATTGAAAGCGGTCTCTAAAATCTTTGACATCTCTTCAATAAGAACGCGAGGCACGCCCATGAGCTCTATACATTGAGAAGCAATAATTAAAAGGCGATAGAGCTCCATTTGCGTAGGCATTACGATTTCAGCAAGCCCCTGAGAATACCAACCGACTATATTCGGATTATAACCAATCTTTACAAAAGGAAATTTCTTTCGTTCCCACTTTTCATCGAGAATAATACCGTCGGAACATACGATTACGTGACGACCATCATCCGCGCCATCTCCACTCGGCAAATGCCAAGCTTCCCCTACAATAATCTGATCAGAGATTGTATCCTTTGAGCGTGGGGTCGTATCCACGGTACCAGAATGCGCTTTCATGATCATTTCTTCAGACTTTGGAAACTGATCAACAAATGCGCCGCGATCGACTAACTTTGGCTGCATTAATTGTCGAGGATTACCATAGTAAGCATCATTGAAATCGGTGAGAAGTTCAGTTTGAAGGGTGCGTTCAATACAAACTTTTTTATCTTTGGGAAAAACTTTTAAAAATCCATCACCCAAAACACAAGCATCTCGAAGCGCATTTGCTCCCTGGGCGTGAGCATTTAACCTATAAAGTTCGCCTTGAATAAATTGATTGGCTTCTTCTGCGAGCATGCGCTCTTTATAATGGCCGCCGTCGGTCAAAAAGAAAGGGTTTGGTTTATTGCGCGTAATGCGCGAAACAAGAGTATCGGTGCAGGAATAAACTACATTTGCAGTGGGACGCCCGATAGGAAGCTGGTTAGACTGATCGAGAGAAGCGTTTGACGCCAAATAATTATAAAGGGGCTTGCCAGAAAACAGGCGTGTGAAAATTGAAGCTTGGCGAACTCGCGCCTGATTTATCCTTTTGAGATATTCCATTGTGGAAAGAGTTTGAGTAAGAAGATCATTGTCACCCTGGGCATTCCACCATTTATAGGGAGTGCTTTTGCCCTTCTTTTCCTTTGGACGCGGATCGATAACGCGTTCGCTTTCGGCAGCCTTTATATCTTCTTTGGTATACGCCATTAAACAGCCTCTTCGTCTGGCTCTTCTTCTGTTTTAATTGGAAATAAGCTTTCAACTAATTCTGTGTCGGAAAGCCTCATAAGAGAAGTCATTTTTTCTACCGAGTTTTTGATTGGATCACTTTCAGGAATCGGAGCGTCAACTGGTGTTATTGGTGGTTTCGCTTCTACCGGCGCAAATACAATTTCTAATGTTCCAAGTTTATAATTCGTAACGCCATTTGCGCGCAGAATTCCCAATAACTTTTCTGTTTCTTCTAAAGTCATTTTACCAAATATCCAGCGTATCGAAATAAGCGCGAAGACGCGGCAATTTCATTTTTTCGCTCGGTGACACACCGACGCCGTCATATTCCATATCCATATTGGCATCGTCTGAATTAATTTTGGGCGGCGAATCGAGGGTTTCTTCAATTCTGCCTCTCTGCTCCATGTCATAAACATCTTGCGCGTTCATATCGGGAACTGGCGACGTTCCAATAAGCTCAGGGTCGGCCTCAAGCATTTTCTTTTTTTTCATACGAATTATTTCAGAAATTTTCTTTGCATCCATGAGCATAGTTATTCCCCTTCTGATTCATGTTCGGCTGACATTTTGCCTAAAATATCGGCCATTAAAACTCCAAAACTTTCCTTAAAGGCGGCCTTATCTTTCGCTTCGATAGCATTCATACACTCGAGAGCCACGTGATCCATAAGCGCTTCGTGATCTTCGTCTTGCATCGGACCCATTTCGGCTTCGCCGCCTTCAGCATATCCACCCATATTCATATGTTTCCTTTTTTCGCTATATGCGATCGCCACAGCTTGCTTTACAGGCTTACCCGAGTGAACTTCGGCCGCCACATTATGAGAAAAAGCTGCCTTAGATTTTCCATGGATAAGCGGCATTTAAGCTACCTCTTCCTCTTCTTCGAATTGATTTAAAACCATCGCTTCGAGAGCGGATCTAAATTTTTTGATATTCTTTTCAGAGATGGCTTCCATCATTTCGCCAATTGCATAGTCTTCTAAATGATCTTCAGCCGAGCCATTTATAAGCTTTTCTTCGGGATTTTTAATCTCGACTCTTGGTAGTTTATGGCGTTTTAAAAAGGGTAGCTTCATACTCTACTTATGTAGGGTTGACCGGTTAGCTCACCATTTATTCCATGATGGCACACCGCTATTGTCAAGATTCCAATTGAACCCTTCGCCATCTTGCTGCTTTTTATCTTTTTCTAATTTGGAAACAGTATTTTCAAATAGCTGGGCCGCCATATGATCGGAATGTTCTTTGGTACCTGGAACATAATTTTTAGGGAGTGGATCGGAAATCCTGGGGCGTGACATCATACCATAACGAAGAATGTCATATGGATCGTCGCCGGTCATTGGGTCGCCTTCAGTTGCATCTACTTTCAAAACATCCTCAGGCCGATCCGGATCTACAATCATTCGTGTAAGCGCATCAAAAGTAATGGGACAGGACTTAAAAATAAAAAGCCTTGGCTTTTTATTGCGTTTTCCTTTCCAGGCGAGATAGCTGCGAAGCTGAGCTGCTCCCGCAATGCGGTCTAAAACTGCCTGCTTTAAAACAATGCCGTGGGCTTTAAATTCTTCAGCAATCGTTGGGGGATCAACTTCTTTTTTATTGATCTTTGCCTGACGCTTAGCCCAACAGTCATGACCCGCTACTATTGGATAGAGACGAGATGTATCCTCAAATTTATTTAGTTCGCTCGCAAATTCATCGACCCTTAGCCCAGCCTTAATAAATTCTCGGTAGAGAAATGTATCGCCATCCTCGTTATTTGCGAACCAACCAAAAGCTCCTGGATGATTAAAACCAAAATCATAGGCACCAAAACGATTCCAATGAGTTGGGATTGGGAAAGGGTCAATAAAATGAATGTCGCGATGAATTTCTTGAAAGAATTGGCCGGCGAAAATATCCCAATCACCCCAACGATAGGCGCGTCTTAGGGCATCGTTTGGTTCAGCGTCCAACCTGCGAACGTAAGCGGGGTCATTTTCCATAAGGGCAGGATTGTCATCGACTGTCGCTTGTATAAAATCGTAATCTTGCGGAAGTTCTCTTTCGTTAAATCTTCTCTCAACAAAGATTCGTTTAAGCCAACCGTGTCCAATACCTCCTGGGTTACCGGTAAGAAGGCATCGCGGATGCACCCCAGGAGTAGCTGTTCGGTTGGAACCATGAAGAGTCCTAAACATAGACTCTCGCCACTGTCCGGCTTCTTCGATACCAAGATCATCCCATTCGCGTCCTTGGTAATTAGCAAGGTCGGCATCGCTTTTGGCGTAACAGAATTCGAGCGAAGATCCATTTGGCAATGAGAGTTTCTTTTTAGACTCGTTATAATACTGCCGAAGATCCGGGTAATTTTTAAAAAGAGGGGCAATATGATTGCCTTCAAGCTCTGGGTAGGTTTGACGAAAAATCGCAGCAGTTGTTCTCTCATATTTAAATCTCCTTATCAGAAAAACATCGCGCATACCACGAGATTTACCGCCGCCCTTCGCACCCCCGTAAAATAGAACTGGCGTCGTTTCCATTTTATTTAAAAGCACCTGTTGCTTTGGTTGGAGACTAAATTTGAGTTCAATCATTTGATCGACTTAATTCTCTTAAAAGCTTAAGACCGTTTAGTTTTAATTGAATTAGTTTCGCCATCGATACTGCCGTTAGGCATGCTGTCTGCGCTATCGCTTGATCCTCTTGATTGAGTTTCCGGCATTCCGTAAGAGATATATCTTGGCCTTTCTCCTTTGCGGATGGCGTCAGATTTTGCAGTTGCGAGTGCAAGCGCCCGACTGCATCGTCGATTAAGTTCAAAGATATCAATTTCTCCGCGTTCGAACTCAAGAGCGGCGCGCCTAATGATTCGGGATGGATTGTTGGCATACCAGTTTCTATTGACTTCTCTGGTATGCTCTCGATTTGCTCTGGCTCTTTCCATCCTAATTTTATTAATTTCTCGTTTGATAGAATCGGGGATCTGTGCATATCTTTTTCGTTGTCGTTTTTTTTCTCGTTCATTGTTTTCGCGGGACCATTTACATCGTTGTTCTCGAGTATACTTTCTAAATTCTGCATCGGTCTCATATTTAATTTGCTTATAGGTGCGCTGCTTTTCTTTTCGCTCGATACAATTTGCGACCGATCGCCAGGCCCCATCGAAGAAGATTTTCCCATTTTCATTGAATCTATATTGTGCCCTCCTTCTAGATGCGAAAAGGGGGCATGAGCTTTTGAACAATATTTCTGCCCGGCTTCCGCTTCTTTTACGCACAGGAAATTCTGACATTTCATTTTTTTCTCGATTGAACTCTTTCATGAGCTTGCGCAATATTGTTGGCAACCTCCATGACCTGGTCATCAGGCGCCTCATCAATGGTAAGCTCGCGCCCATCATCTTGCTTTAAACAAGTAATGCGTGATTGCTTTGGGCCAAAACGCAGACTCTTTAAAAAATCCCTGCATACTTCCGGACTATTAAGTTTCCAATATTTTTCAGTATCAGCCATTTGGTCTCCGCATCATATCTCTAAAGCAGTTAGCATGAAAATTCTGAGGCCCCTTAGGAATTAAAACTTCGCCATCAATTCCAATTAATGGCTTTCGCATAATTCTTCGGACGAGCTTTGAAATGTCGTCGGCTCCCAAGCAAACTGCGCAAATATTAAATCCGAAATGATAGAAGCTCATCGTGCCCTCTCTTTTTTCATTTCAGTTTCAAACCCCCAATGTTCAAGGCTTTGGAGAAATAAAACAATCCAAAACCAATACCATTCTATTTTTCCCCAAGCGCAAGCCAAAAGAAGAGCCGCCTGAAATGCATCTGACGATGCTATCCAAATTTTATGCCTCATTTTTTCCCCAAATAATCTTCAATTAAAATCTTAAAGCCTTTGTCATCGACCGAATGCTCGGTAGATTTGCGTTTTGAATGCAAATATTCGCAGGCATCTTTGGCTGATTTTTGGCGAAGCTCCGGCGATATGGTGAGTTCGGTAATTTCGTCACCATTTTCAGTAACCATTTTCACGCGCTCTTTTTCATAATCCAGGGCTTCGTAATCTCCCTTAGCGAAAAGAAGCAAAACATGGAAAGGATCAACGCCAAGTTCAGCGCATTTGTCGTGAAGCTCTTGAGTGGTTTTATTTGGCGTGCCTTTTTGTCGGCCGCTACCAGGTTGTCTAGTTCCTTTTTTTGGTAATCCCATAACGTCTATTTTAACTCAACTTTAGAGATGTGCGTTATTTTACATCAACTGATTTACAGTTGGCCGTAGGAACCATACCAAAACGGTCTTCGCCGCGTACGTTCTTTTGTTTCCAAATGATGTAATGAGGAGTAGCCCAAATTTCAGCTTTTCTGCTTTTTACTGCAGTTTGTTCAGAAAAAGTATGCTCGGGCTCATCATTAGCGTTATTGACCGCCTCCTGAAAGATAACCCTTCTCGCACATATCCCCGATGAAATCAGTGCTTCCAGCTTCGCTTGATTGGGTTCCGCATCGGTCATTGTGGTCTTTTTTTGTTTCTTCGTGTCGGTCGTTGTCGCTTCCATTTTGTTCTCCTTTGAAAAGAAGCGGATGATTTTCTACAATGGATTCACCCGCCCTAGTTAAGCTCTTCTTATTAAAACCTGATAATTCGTGTCGTTTAAAAAGCAATTTACCTATTCCTTGTTTACGAAAGGCTTCTTTTACATAAACGAATTCGAGTATATCAACCCAGCGCACGAGATAACCGATTATTGTATCGGGATCATCGGCGAGGCAGGCTATTTCGACATCACAGTTTTTCATGATGGCCTGCATATATCCATGAAACTCTTTAAACCAATATTTCTTGGCCACAGTATGCTCATGAACAGTTCCGTAAAAAACAGATTTAGGCCAGGTCGAATAAATAAAGGCGCCATCATCT